ATATGTTTAATTTCGCATGGATGCCAATATGCTGCATAAATAAATGTATAAGGCTTTTTGTTTTTCATATTAAACATTGTGACTTCAGTTAATCCATTATCTAATAGATAGCGTTCTTGAAGTTCGTCTTTAGAAATTAATTTTTTCATAATTTTAAGTAGATTTTAAAAATTCCAGGTAAACCAGAACCTATTAATATTATAGCAACAAATCCTACTAATTTGCTAAAAACTAAGCTATAATTAGGGAGTAGTTACACATTCTATTTATGACAAACTCACTAAAAGAATTACATGAAGTTTTTGATGCTATGGTGCAAAATGACTCTGATTGGTTTAGTGCTGCAGAAGAGTCTATGCGATTTTATACAGGAGGATTTGGTACAGGTCAATGGGAGACAGAAGACCTCCAAACGTTACACGCAGAGGGAAGACCTCCACTACAATTAAATATTATTTTACCAAAAGTTAATTTAGTTACAGGAGTAGAAAGGCAAGGGCGTTCTTCATGGAAAGCAAGACCTGTAGAGTCTGATGATGAAAATGAAGCAATGCTTTCTACCGCTTTATTGTATCATTTAGATCGTAACAGGAAGTTACAAAATCTATTTAGTCGTGTTTTTAAAGATGGAGTTATTACAGGTAGAGGTTGGATTGATGTTTGTGTAGAGCCTGGGCAGTTTTATGATGGAGAAATTAGTATTAAGCGTGAATCATGGGCAAACGTACACATTGATCCTGAATGTAAAACTCAAGATACAAAAGATTGGAATTATTTAGCTCGTAGTAAATACCTTACGTTTAATCAAATGAAACAAATGTTTCCTGATGCATCAAAAGATATTAGCTCTGTAGATGATTATTTGCGTATGCCTCAAAGTGTTACACAGGAAGTAGGGTCTTATTATCGAAGTGCAGAAGAGATAAGTCCAGCATATCATTTAGATGAATTACATCAAAAAATTCGTGTTGTAGAAATGTGGAATAGGGAGTATGAACGTGAACATTTCATTATTAATAAAAATACTGGACGTATATCACAGAATGGGTTTCAAACTAAAAACTCTGCTGGAGAACAAATTAGAGAATTACAAGCTATGGAAGATGCAGCGCAAGTTCAAGTGAAAACAGAATTTGGCGTAATTAGTCGCGTAGTTCCAAAGACATATTTAACCATTACTGCTGGGATGCATACGTTGCAAGAAAAGAAAGCAAACCCTTATATGCATAATCAGTTTCCAATCGTACCTTACTTTTATCATTTTGAAGATATGGGTGATTATGTAGAGACATTTGGTTTAGTCGAAAATATGAAAGACCCACAAAGAGAGAAAGATAAGAGAAGGTCACAGATGTTAGACATTATTAATCGTTCTCCTAGAGGTGGTGGTATTTTTGCGGGAAATAAAGTGTCTCAAGAAGAAATGAATGAGGCTTCTACTACAGGGCGTTGGATTGGGATACCAGGGTTTAAGGGTAGAGTAAGTGACTTTATGCAACAATGGTCAAACTCACATTTATCTTTGGTCAGTAGCATTGCAGCTATGGAGCAGAAGGCAGAGATGGATGCGAAAGAGATTAGCGGTGCTACTGATCCGATGATGGGTATTGCTACTTCTACAAAAGAAAGTGGTATTGCAGCACAAACAAGAATTAGACAAGGTATGATGACATTGCAAGAGCAGATGGAGAACTTGGACTTTACCAAGTCAACTGTATTGATGCAGGCAATTAAAAATATGCAACAGTTTTATACCGCAGACAAAATTAAAAGAATTATTGGTGCAGAAACAGAAAAGGCTGAGTCCCCTGAAGAAGCACAAGCAATAGACGAAACCATTAATCGTTTTCTAACAAACTTTGAAAAGTTTGAATTTGACATTGTATTAGACAAAGGTGAAAATTCAGCGACCATGCGTGCAGCGAAAGCACAGCAAGTAGGAGAGTTAGTGCGAAATGGGTTTGCAAGTTTATTTCCTCTATATGTTGAGCTTTCAGATATGGAAGCAGGTAGAGAAATACTTGAAAAATTTGAAGAGGAGCGATCCGCACAAATGCAAGCGCAGCAAAGGCAAATGCCTAATAACGCGGGCAAATCGTAACTCATAATAACAACCCCCTAAATAAAGGATAAGGTAAAATGGAAGAACAGACAAACTACATAGACCCAGAAAAGGAAATTGCAGGCACAGCAAGTGACGAAGTTTCCCCTGAAGCAAATGTAAGTGAGCAAAAAGCAGAGACACCTGCTGTAGAGCCACAATCATTTAAAGTCGGAGATAAGGAATTTACTTCGGTGGATGAATTGGTTGAGTATGCTTCTACAACAGACAAGTCCTATAGAAATCTTCGTGAACTCAATGGAAGACAAACCAATGAACTTGGTGAGTTGAGAAAGTCCCTTGATGAAATTAAGGTGAACGTAGCTCCAAAAGAGCCAGAAGTAGAACTACCAGAGTATGATCCCTATGACATTAATTCGGTCTTACCACATATCTCAAAACAAATAGAACAGAAATTCGCAGAAGAGCGAAAAGTACAAGAAATGGAGATGGCTGCAAGAAAAACGAAAAATGCTCAACAGGAAATGATTGATAGTTTTATTAAGAAACACCCTAATCTCAATAACGAAGAACTAACCGCTATTGCAAAGTTCGGAGATGAGCGCGGTATTGCACTAATAGATGATGCGTACACGCTAATGACAATTAATCAAGAAAAAAATAACGCTAAGAAAGAAGGTGTGAAGGAAGTAACAGAAAAACTTACTAAAGCAGATGAAGTGCCAACAACACTATCAAACGCTACTGGTGGGAATAAAACTGCTATTGACTTTGATGCTATTATGCAATCAGATTGGAATAAGTTACCTGAAGATGTGCGTAGGCAAGCATTAATGGATGCTTCTTCTGGCGGATAATTAAATAAAAGGATAGTAAAATGGCAAATTGGTCAACAGGATTACAGGTTTCACGTTGGGCGAAACAACTTGCTTATGAAGTAGGTAAAGAGATTTATTTCTCAAAGTTCATGGGTGAATCTTTTGATTCTATGATAGTTAAAAAACAAATGGATGAAGGTAAAGGTAAAGATATTACTTTTGGTCTTGCAGGATTAACACCAGCAGCTGATAATAACAGTGGTGGTTTTTATACTGGTGATACTGCAATCGAAGGTAATGAAGCTAGCCTTTCTTCTAATAGTCAAACAGTATCAACAGCACACAGAAGATTTGCTGTGATTAGTGATGGTAATTTTGCAGATAGTAAGGTTTTGTACGATTTTCGTACAGAAGCTCTTTCTGAGTTAAAAAGATCATACGCAGAAGATCACGATGCACAAATCTTTAGTGCTTTAACAGCAACAAGTGGTAATTTTGGTCAGCTCAAAGCTGTTGCAGCTGGTTCTACTTATGGAAACTCAGATGGTGAAGCTAGTCTTGCAGCTACTGGTAAGATTGCTTTAGAAGATATTTCCAAACTAAAACGTATTGCTATGTTGGGTGGTTCTGGTACTTGGAAAATGAGACCTATCAAAGTGGAAGGCAAGGATTACTATGTCTTATTAGTGCATCCCGAAGTCTCTTATGACTTATTTCAGCTTGATGGTTTTCAACAGATACAGCGCGAAGCAAATGTACGCGGTGACGATAACCCGTTATTTGCTGGAGCATTGGGAATGTATGATGGAGTTGTAATCCATGAGCATGAAGGGATTACTACTGCTGATAATATGGGTTCTGGTAACGATATAAAAGGTGCAAGAAACCTATTTTTAGGTGCAGGTGCTGGTCTTTGTGCTGGAATTGGTGAAATGAACTGGGTTGAAAAAACCTTTGACTATGGCAACAAGCTAGGTATTGCTGCAGGTCAAATATACGGAGTGTCTAGAGCTGTTTTTAACAGTAAAGATTACGGAAGTATTCAGTATCTAACAGCAAGAACTGATATTTAATCAGTAACTAACTAAGGGGCGGGTTTCGGCTCGCCCCGCTTTAGGACATTATGACTTTAACAGAAATAAGAACAGAAATTAGAAATATCACAGGAGTAGATGATACTTCTGTTGTTGCAGATTCCGTATTAACAGATTTGATTAATAAAGGTCAGAATATATTAGCAGATGAAGCCAATCTTTTTTATGGTCATGCTAAAAGAAATAGCGTTGCAGGTACAAGTAAATATCAAATTCTTAATGGAAATGGTTTATCTGTAACCGCATGGACAATCGTAGAAAATACAGCAGGGAGTAGTAGTCAAAGTTTAGCAAATATGATTCGTATTTATCGAGTTGACTTTGAAGGTGAAAAAACAACTCGTATTGGTATGGATCAAATTCACAATATTTCTAGTGACAATGCTTCTTTAACGATGCCTACTGCATATGGATACTATATTGATGATATATATATAGGTATTTTTCCTACACCTCAAGTTGTTAAAGAAATAAGAGTTTATTACTATCATTTACCTACTGTTTTATCAGGAGATAGCGATGTGCCTATGATTGACACTCGCTACCACGAGTGTTTAATTTATTATGGATCGTGGAAGGTAGCAGAACGATTAAGAGATATGAATATGATTTCTTATTTTAAAAATGAATGGCTAGAGTGGAAGGAGAAAGTAGTGTTAGATCGTCAGCGTAGAGCTGGTGAACCAAAGTTTAATATTAATTACAAGGACTTTTAATGCCTCGTTTACAAATAAGAAACTTTTCAGGTGGGTTAGTAACAAATCAATCTGATTTTGACATAACAGAAAGTCAGTATACAAAGTTTAGAAACGTTCTTAATAAAAAGCCTGGAAGACTAGAAAGACCAAATGGCGAACAAATTGTAAGTGCATCAGGCTCTGGAACAGATTTTCAAACAGAATTAATTCTTTATAGAACTGAAAAAGATGGTAGCAACGCAGATGTTTCTACTACATGGTGGGTCTATGGTAATCGTACAATTTTAAAAAGACAAGATACTTCTACAGGAACAGGTGGATCATTTAGTAGTATTACTACAGGTTGGTCTTCTTCTCCTATTTATGATTTTTTAGTGCATAATCAAGTATTAAGAATTTCAGATGGTAGTTTTTCTAATGATACAAAATGGTATGGACATATAAAAAGAAATGTATTTGGAAAAACCGATGAATCTTCTTATACAACTGGATATGCATTTAAGAAACCGCCTATGCAGGCATTAATAAATGATTGGAAAATCACAGACACGCAATTAACTCCTCCTACTGTTGTTAGAATGGGATATAGTTGGGATCAAGATGATGATATTAATGCTGTCAATGAAGTAGGTTTATATATTACGTTCCCTGATGGTACACCTAGTCAAGATGATCTTTTAATTCCTGATTTAGCAGATGTTACATTTAAAACACA